CTCATTATCTACCAAGAAGAAAAACTGTTCCGCGAAACACTGGCCGCTGCCGCAGGATTAGAAAAACCTCTGGATCTTCCAGAAACAGCTACTGACGAAGACTTGGCGGCCTACGAACAGGCCATGGACATGTTTAATCAGCAAGTCAAAGGCTTGATGATGGCATCGCTGCAAACACAGCAGCTTCCCCCTGGCGTTATGGGATTAATTCCTGACGGCGACTTAACTATTCAGTGGCGTTGGCTTGGTCCTGTGTACGAAGATTCGACGCAAGACATCCTAAACAACTCCATTGTTGTTCGAAATTTGCAAGAATTAGGTGTTGATAGCATTGAAGCACTGAAATACCTCTTCCCGTCAAAAACGGATGAGGAGCGGGCCTCGATGCTATCGGGGTTCCCGTTCAGGATGGTGAATGAATTACAGGGTGCATACTCTCAATTCGCTCGCCTGGTGGGGGGAATGATGCAGACCCCTCACCCGCAATCACCGGACTTACCGATGGCTGCAGATCCGCGATTGGATTTGACCCCATATCTGTATCGCACCCTAGAAGCATTACAAAAGGAGATGAGTTATGCAGGACGCTACCGTCCAATCGATCCCACAGACGAGCCAAGCACCAGTGGCAGTCGCCCCCAGCAATTACGTGGCGGCAGCACCGGTGGCACCAGCGCAAGCACCGGCTCCGTATCAGGTGGGTATGAGCTACCCCCAAGCGGTACCTCAGGCAGCCCCCAGCTACCAATCAGCCCCTATTCAGTACGCCCCCCAATCCCAGTCGGAGGCCCCGGCCAACAATCCTTGGGAATCGGCGTTCAACAAGGTGGTGAACCTGCTGAGCGCACCAGTTCAATCCCCGTTCCAGGCTCAACCGTCGCAAGCGACACCTCAGTTTACCCCGGCCAATTACGGACAGGCCAGCAGCCAGGGTACGTTTCAATCGGCTCCGCTGACATGGTCGCCCAGCCAGGCATCCTCGCCCAACTATTCCCAAACCTCCTCGAGTCCCTCCTTGGAGCAAATCGCGGATCTGGTGGGGATGAGCGCGGAAAGCCGTCAGGTGATGGACGCGTTCGGGATCGAGGCACCGGCTCTGCTGAACAACTACGCGGTTCAGCTGGAAGGTCTGGTGGACAGCGCCGTCGCGTGGGGAAACAACGCGGCTAATCTGATCACCCGCTACGCGAATTTCGCTGTTAACGAACACCAGGAAAACCTGGCTTACAACGAAATTCTTACCAACCCCGATGTGCTCAGTGATTACACGCTGAAGTTCTTCGGTCCTGAAGGTCCGTACCCTGTGTACGAAAACGAAGCTCAACTGGAGACCCGTGGTTATCCTACCGCTCCCGTGAATAATGCAATGGCCCAAATCGGCCAGCTGCCCGCCCCTCCTGCCGCTGCTGCACCTCAGGCGCAAGGCGATTTCTGGGGCGGTTTCAACGAGCAAATGGCTCGTGATCCCCAAAACGCCTGGCGTCTTCTGAACCAGGCTCAGCCTCAGGCTGTTGCAAGCAAATTGTTTGTGATGGAGTGATCCATACGTCGGTAGTTTATTTACTTATTGAATAAATTACCGACTGCTAAAATTTGTGTTAGATAAGACACATGTTGTCTGAATCTTTCACCCGACAAAACTTTCCCCGAGATTCTGGAGGATAACACAAAGTGTTTATTGATAACGACTTTCCTAAGATTTTGGGCGCGGAACTTTACCGTCCCCATCCTGCCTATATTGCTGAAATGGCGGTTGAGCCCGTGGTTGTCCACGACTTCACTCGTCAGCCTGGCCAAACCGTTCAGCTGGACCGCTATAAGTTCTGGGGTACCCCTGGTACCAAGGACAGCCGTGAGCGCGTGTCCGACCAGACCATCGGTACTGCCAACAGCCGCAACATCACCAAAGAGAAGGTGCTTGTTGTTCTGAAGGAATACACCGGCCCTGCTGATCCGGGCGATCCGACCCAACCCAGCACCTTCAAGATTGCTCGTGAAACTCTGGTTACCGCCCAGCGTCTGCTGCTGGATACCGGCAACCTGAACATGTTCCACCAGAGCATCGGTTCGCTGACCCTGCTCGACGACTATCGCCGTTGGCGTGACCGCGTCTTCATTGACGAACTGGCCAAAGCCGAAGCAAATGGCGAAGCTTCTGGTACCCAGGGTGGTTACTACTTCCCCGGTGGCAAAACCAAGAATAGCTCCGGTCAAATTGCCTACACCACTGCTGAGTACACCGCTCAAGTGCAGCAGTTCCATGTTGCAACTGACCTGCTGACTGTTGTTAAGGATCTGCGTAAGCGCAACGTTCCGACCTTCGCTGATGGTCTGTATCGTTGCATTTGCGATCCCACCTTCATGATGCACCTGCGTCGTGATCCCGACTTCCGTGAGATCGCTCGTTACGCTGGTAATCCTGGCCAAGGCATGTACATGGGTAATCCCATGATGCCTAACAACGCCAGCTTCTACATGGGTCCCCAGGCTGGCCAAGCCTACTTCCTGGCTGGTGAACCCGTGATGCCGACTGGTGTTCAGTTCGAAGGTGTGAAGTTCTTCGAGTCGACCAACTTCCCCACCAAGACTGTTTCCGCTTCCTTCACTGACTCTCCTTCTTACAGCAACCAAGAAGTTGCCCAAGGCTTCTTCTTCGGTCCTCAGTCGGTTGGTGTTGGTATCGGCGGTCCGAACGCTCAGGTTCTGATCAACAACAACGACGACTTCAGCCGTTTCATCATCCTGATTTGGCAACTGTACGCTGGCTTCGAAATCCTGAACAAGGACTTCGTCACCACCGCTTACAGCTTCGTTTCGGATGACGGCGTTCTCTGATAATTAACCATAAGTCCACAACATAGGAAAAGATAAATGACCTATTTGTCCGCTAAAAAAATCTATCCCGGCAACTGGGCTGAAGCCCTGAACGGTTGGTACAAGAACATTGATACCAACGATGACGGGACTAATAATGCCTCCAAGGGTGGCCCCACTTCGGTGCTGGCCATCCCTGGCTACCGCTACTTCCAGCAGCGTGGTTATGTGGCCGTTACCGCTACTTCTGGCGGTGGTGCCATTGGTACTGGCAACGTGATCGTTCCTTCCCCTTATCGGAATGACGACACTCGCCCCGACATCACCGGCATGGTGATCTCTGGTGATTCCACCCTCCCTGCTTACGTTTATCGCGCCACCATTTCCGTTGCTTCTGGCTGGGGTGATGGTCGTGTTGCCTCCGGCGTTTACGCCGCTACCGGCAACGTGATCACCTTCTGCCGCGATGCCAGCGGTCCTGTGGAAGTGACCGGCGTTGGTGAAGCCGTGGCTCAGGCCAACCTCACCTCCACCGTTTCTGGTTCGCAGGTGGGTGAAGTGTTCTTCGCTGGTGGTTCCGCTGCTTACAGCACCAACCCCTTCCTGACCGCTACCGGTGCCGCTGGTGTGACCTCCGGTAACGTGTATAAGGAAATCACCGGCGCTACCACTTTCAAAGTGTTTGCTCGTGGTACGGTTACCGGCACCACTACTTCGGGTGGTTGGTACATTTCCAACGGCGACTCCAATGCTGGCCGCGCTGGCTACTTCGTTGTTGAAGTTTGCTACATCCAGCCTGACACCGCCGCTGGTTACGAAGACATTGACGGCTATCTGATTGGTCGCACTGTCAGCTGATTAGGGTAAACTAGGACCAGAATGTTCTTCTGGTCCTCATGCTCTACAAGCACTTAAAGACTAATGTCCGCGTCAAGGTTGTAAGTGAATGGGACGATGGCGATTGGTTTATGGTCGAAGACCAAGACGGTCGCCTTTTTACTGCTTACAAAACTGAATTAGCTCCTGACGAGCAGGCAACTAAAACTGTCAAAACTCTTCAGGTTAAGGACAAAGCAGCTAAGGAAGAACCGCGATCCTTTCCCCCTGATAATCGCCTCAACATAAATGGGGCAACTGCTCAAATGATTGCAGATCACATCAAGGGCATCGGGCTTAAAACAGCTCGTGAAATCAAGGATCTCCAGATGTCTTTGTCGGGTGAAAGATTTAATAATCTTGAGCAGTTAAGGCAAATTAAAAGAGTCGATTGGGACTCGGTTCTTGCAGCTGATTTAATCCGCGTCTAAACCATCTCCTTCTAAGCCCCTGGGAAACCAGGGGTTTTTAGTTTTAGAATAAAAAGAAAACAATAATGGTGTATCTTACAGAAAGATCTGGCTTTACTGCTCCAAAAGGGAAAGGTGGAGTAGGTACCCCGTATCACGTCGATTTAAAGCTTTTATCGTCTTTGCCCGTGGCCGAGCGGGTAAAAATGTTTGATGCGTTGGCAAAACAAAAGCAAGCGATTGGTAGAGAAATTGAGTTTTCAAATCCTGCAGTTTCGGGGCGCCGTTGGAATCCAAATGCAGAACTGGCTGAGAAAGTCGATTTGCTGGAGAAAGCTGCTGCAGCACACAGCCACAGTCAACACCCCGGCTGGCAATCGTTTGATTACTATTTACCGTTTAAAGGCAAAAGCCGATTTGAAAAAGGGGCTGTAGAAGATGCCTCGATTTATATTCCAGCTGTTGCCGGTGGAAAGATTCGCAGAGGTTCTGGTGGCGGTTATGGGTATTTCTCCGAGTCTTTAGATCCCAGTGGAAAAGTTATTGCCCGTGTTGGGCATGGCAACATTGACAGGCCAGAAGCTGGAGATGTAAATGTAATGGGCGCTGCACCAGCTGCTCCACAACTTCCCGCTGCAACCACGAGTCCAGATGCGAGAACCGAGGAGATTCTCAAGGCGTTCCTTTACGGTACACAAGCTGGTCAAGGAACAAAACAAAAAACTTTACAGCAAGAAGTAAAAGAACAGCTACTTGGAAATGTTCTTTCTCAAGCATTAAATCCCACATCATTCTTGTCTTCTTACAACTCCACTGATCCTTATATGACGGGTTTTAATGCGGGCTCGAAAGATTTCTTTGCAGGACTTTTGGGTTGATTACTTGCTTTTATAATTAAACGATAAGGAGACTCAGAAGTGCAATTAAGCGACTTCGACAAGAGTAGAGTCCGGTATCATCTGGGCTATTTCACGGTTTCGGTGCCAGCGGGTGATTACGCCCGTTTGGAAGAAGCCATGAATACTGTCCCTGATTCTTATTTTTACGACAAGATCACGATCCAACTTGGACGCTGTGATACTGCCGAAAAGAAAACAGAGGTAGCAACTTCTCCTTCTACTCGCCTGGAAAGTATTGCAGGCGACGTTGATCGTACGATTCGTTCCAGCAATGCCAAGGAGGCATTAAAAGTCTGGGATGAAATTTATCTGTACGAAACAAATCGTCTGGCCAACATTCTTTACGTTCCTAACTACAAGGATCCTTTCCAAGCCCGATACCGTTACGAACGCTCTGGTGCGGAATTTATTCAGGCGTTACCTGGACCCGCTGACACCGCCGTTGGCTCCCGTATTTACCTGAACCTTAACTGGAGATAATCATGATTGGACCTGCTTTACAAGGTGCCGCATTACTTTCACGCGCCGGACAGGCAATTCCCTGGGCATTGACTGCCGCTTCTTTTGCGCCGGGTATCGTGCAAGGTGCTCAGCAACTCTTAAATCGTCCTGCAGCTCCATACAATCCAGGGGGCGGAGGCATGGGTGGTCGGCGCGGAACCCGTGGACAAAGCAGTGCCGCTCAAGTTGGCAATCTTCCAGCCGGTTATACTCAATCAGAGTTAGCTGCAGGAGCGGCTGCAGAAAGCTTTCGAGAGGGCGCAGGATTTCCCGGCCAACAAGCAACAACTTTTGCTTCTGTTTCCAGCCCGATTGAACGTGCTTATGAAGTAGAAAAAAGCAGGGTTGCTCAACTTGCAGCTCAAGATGAGTTAGCAAAGAAATACAATGTTGCTGATCTCACCAAGGCATACAATGCGGCTAAGAGTCCAGAAGAGAAAGAAAAACTTGGATTACAGATTTGGGCAACTACCAACCCACAACTCGCCGCGAAACTGAAGCCTGGTCAGCTTGGCTACACAGAAGCCGTTAGTGCGTTTCAATCGCAAAGCCCACTTGGCTCCTTTGCCCAAGCTGCTGGTGATATGCAGTTTGCCGATAAGCTAACACCAGAAGCTATTGCTAAAGGCGCTGAAGCCCTTCAAGGAATCGACCCATATTCTTTGAAATTAGAGACGCCGCTTACTGGCATTTCTTTTAACGCTCCTAGCCAAATCGGTGTCAGTGAAGCATTTAAAACACAGACTCCCCTCTCTGGAACCATGGAAGCTTTTACTGACCCGCTTAAGTTGTTTAAACCTGACCTAACACAAACACAACAGGCGTTGCTTAAACAGGCATTTGAAAAAGGTCTAAAGTAAACGACTGATAAACTTGTAACCTTGGCATTGCATTGCATGTAAGTCCACCTGCTGGATAACAGATCTTTGGATCTATGGAAGCCAGTGTTGTTGCTTTAATCCAATGATTCTTTGCCCTAATTTTGTTAAACGTCTGACGACCGCCATCAGTTTAGTTCTTTCGCTTCAAACTGTTTTC